GAATTATATATTACATACAATATAGATACTCAATATAAACCATCTACTCCACTAAAAGATACTATTTTAGTACATAGAAAAAAACAATCTAATACCTTATATACAATCAACGCCCTAAATGAATTAGTTAAAGAGGAAAATGGTGGTAAATTAGATAAGAGTTTTGAGATAGATTGGGAAAAATTTAGAAACACTATTATAGTGACAAATACCGAAGGAACTAAGAAACTTAGTACAAGAATTTTTGAAGTGATAGAAACTTCTGAAAATACTCCTCAATAAATTTGGTAATACGAAATATTATTCGTATCTTTGAATTAATAAAAATAAATAAAGGTTATAATGGCAAAAAACACACCCCCACAATCAAGTGGCCCTAAGATTATAGGCCAACAGGTGAAGAATCAACTTCAAATGAACATCGCTCCTAAATTGGAGACTAAAGATGATGAGGTTGCATTTATCAAATATGATAATCCCAAAATCATAGAACAGGTCGAAAAAGAATATCCAGAAATGACGGATGAGTTTAAACGACTTATGTTTACTCAATACGAATTGTTTTGTCTAAAACAATCAAACTACGGCCCAAACAATATTTCGGTTGGTACTAAATTAGAAACTGCTGAGGATAAGAAATTATCACTAACGGGATTATGGTTTAGAATGAACGATAAAATCCAAAGATTAAAACAATTGGTAGTCCTAAGTAAAGAGGATTCAGTTGGGGAATCAATAGAAGATACCTTTCAAGACCTATCAGTATATGGAATTATTGCACAAATAGTTTCTAATGGTAAATGGGCAAAATAAACGATAGAATATTTGGATATATCAGATAATAATCGTATCTTAGCTTAATAATAAAACATAAAACTTAAAATATGAAGTATAGTAAAAAAGAATATTGTGAAAATTGTAACGCTATATTAGGTTATGAATGTACCTATACCTTACCAATTGATAACAATTCAAAAGGTATTTTAACAATTGAACACTGGGATGGTAATCCTAATAATAATTTATCAGATAATCTTTTAACATTATGTGGTAATTGTGCACAATACAAGACAAATTTATATCAAGATTGGCAGACACCGGGTAGAAACTTAAAAAAAGTAGAAGGTAGTAGTTTGATAGACCCTATCGATTTTATATGGAAAGATTGGATTGCATATTGTAATTCACCTCTATTTCCAAAAATAACAAATAATATTGGTATTATTGTTGGTAAAACTGGTCAAGGTAAAACATTTACGATTACTAAATATATGATACCAGAATGGTCAAAACCAAAACATAATCTTCAATTAGTGATAGTATCGGCACCACAATGTGGTATTTTAGATGAAATTGATTTTTTATTATGTGCACAAACAAATAAATGGTTTTTTTCAGATAACCCTCAACGTACACTTGAACTTTTAGAAGATGGTCATCGTGTAATCCATATTTCAACTCACAAAGGATTGGTAAGTAAGAATGGAAAGAATCTTATAAAATATTGTAAGAAAAGTAACGTAAAACATGCGATAATTATCGATGAGGCCCACACGTGGTTATGTACTAATCCAGAAGTTTATAAAAAGGTAGTAGGTTGGAATACCGATGGTTATTCTGCATGCCTCTATAATTTATTATCTGAAATTACACGTTACAATCCATATGTATTTGGTTTAACCGCAACACCAAATGGTGAACAAACTGGAAAAGTAGCAATCAATAATTCAAAAACTACTTTTCAAATTATAAATAAAAGTTGTCCTGTGCAACTTTTACTACCAAAACAGGCATGGATTAAAGAACATGGATATTTGAATTTAGAAAAGGTAGAAGAAACATTTGATAAAGTAAAAGAAAGAATTATTGAAATTGAAAACTCAAAATTAATTACAGGAGTTAAGAAAACACTTTTGTTATCATGTGCTATTAGTGGATATGATAATCCATATGAAGTAGATTCCGTATTGGAAAGGGTAAATCAAATTTATTTAGATTTGGGAATGGAAGGTGATTTTAAAACATGTGTTATGACAAGTGGTAGAAATGAATCTTACTCTCCCGATGGAAGTATTGAACAAGAAAATGAAACTTCATTAAAACGAAAATTAAATAATAACGAAGACCCTTTATCCGTAATTCTTGTCGTTCATAAAGGAACTATGGGAATGAATATTCCTACTATGAGTGGAGTAATGGTTTTAAAGAGAACTGATAAAGATGATGGTGACGGGCTATCACTTACTGAATTCGCAAGACAATTAATAGGTCGGTTGGTTCGAATAAATGTACTTAATCAGAAATCGTTGAAAGAGCAATATAATTATGATTTTTCTGAATACTATCAAACATTATCGGATGAAGAAAAGATAAATGCAATTGAAGCTAATTCATTCTTTGTAGATATTCCGGCTAATAATGAAATGTGGGAATTAGCTATACAAGAATTCAGACAAACATATGTTAATAACGTTGAATTTGCAATTGAATCGTTGAATAAATTATAAAAATTCTTTGATTAATTATATACGAAAATCGGAAATTCGTATATTTATATACACACACCGCGAGTAGGAAAGACTCGTAAATAAAACCATAAAACAACTTAATTTTAAACACTTAAACGGAGAAAAAATGGCATTAGACATTAACGCAATTAGAGGTAGACTAAACAAACTACAAAACACACAAAAGAAAACGGATGCATTGTGGAAACCAACACCTGGCAAATCCCAAGTCCGTATCGTCCCTTACAAGTTCAACAAAGATAATCCTTTTATCGAACTTTATTTTCACTACAACGTAAATAACAAAACTTATCTATCTCCAATTTCATTTGGTAGACCTGACCCTATTGTTGAGTTTGCAGACAAACTTAAAAGAATGGGTGATAAGGAAGATTGGAAAGCAGCAAAGGCAATGGAGCCTAAGTTGAGAACCTTCGTTCCTGTTATTGTTCGCGGTCAAGAAAGTGAAGGAGTTAAATTTTGGGGATTTGGCAAGACAGTTTATCAAGAAATTTTGGGTTACATTGCTGACCCCGATTACGGAGATATTACTGACCCAAATGCCGGTAGAGATTTAACAGTTGATTACATTTCTGCGGAAGATGCAGGTACATCGTATCCTACGACTACACTGCGTGTTAAACCAAATCAAACACCATTGGCAGAAGGTGGAGACCTTCAGAAATTCTTAGATAATCAAACTGAGATTACTGAATTGTATTCCGAACTTTCTTACGCTGAATTAAAGAATGTATTAGAAGGATGGTTAAATCCATCTGCAACATCGGAAGATGATGATACAACTTCAGTAGTAGAGGAAACCCTTTCAACCAACACTACATCTAAGGCTACACCAAGTGTATCACATGATTTAGGCGGTTCAATCGAAACTCCATCACAACCACCAGTTTCTAAAAAGACTGATGATGTAGCTGCAGCATTCGATGATTTATTTAACAATTAATAACCAAATTTTATGGCAAAACAGGAATTGGATTTAGCCGATATTCTAGCGAGTGAGCTAAATAAACAATCTAAAGACCAAAAAGTAGCATTCTTCTTAGATGATGATGCGACTCCTACAAACGTAGAGGGTTGGGTATCAACCGGATGTGCTACATTAGATGTTGCGATTTCAAATCGTCCTTATGGTGGATTGCCTGTTGGTAGAATTGTTGAGATAACAGGATTAGAACAAAGTGGAAAATCATTAGTATCTGCACACATCCTTGCTGAAACACAAAAGCAAGGTGGTGTTGCAGTGTTAATAGATACTGAAACTGCAGTGAGTAGAGAATTTCTTGAAGCAATCGGTGTGGATGTAAAGAAATTACTTTATGTATCAGCAGACTCAGTTGAACAAATTTTTGATTTTACTGAAACTATTATTGAGAAAGTTAGACAGACAGACAAAGACAGGTTAGTAGTAATTGTAACCGATTCAGTAGCAGCAGCATCCACTAAAACGGAGTTGGCTTCTGATTATGGTAAAGATGGCTATGCAACTGACAAAGCAATCATCATCTCAAAGGCGATGAGAAAGATTACCAATATGATTGGTAGACAAAAAATCTTATTAGTATATACAAACCAACTTCGTCAGAAAATGAACGCAATGCCGTTCGGTGACCCGTGGACTACATCCGGTGGTAAAGCCTTAGCATTCCATGCTTCGGTTAGATTACGTTTGAAAGGAATGGGACAGATTAAGATGAAGGTAAATGGTAACGATAAAATCGTTGGTATGAAAGTAAGAGCTCAAGTCGTTAAGAATAGAATGGGCCCACCATTAAGATGTGCCGATTTTGATATCTTCTTTGATAGAGGAATTGATAACTATGGTTCGTGGTTAGTTGTAATGAAAGATAATAAAATCGTTAAACAAGCAGGTGCTTGGTATGAATATACCGATACCGATACTGGCGAAGTTA